ATGGAGGGAAGAACGGTGGGAAGAAGGGTGGGAAGAATGGGAAGAAAGGTGGGAAGAATGGGAAAAATGGTGGGAAGAATGGTGGGAAGAAAGGTGGGAAGAATGGGAAGAACGGTGGGAAAAATGGTGGGAAGAATGGGAAGAATGGGAAGAATGGAGGAAAAAATGGAGGGAAGAATGGGGCTATGGTAGTAATAGATCCAGAGGCAGGAGAAGGAACACTTGTTCCGTTAGCATTAGTAGCTGTAACTGTATATGTTTGAGAAGTGTTAGCAGTATCTCCAATAACAATTGGGGAGGTAGCACCTGATCCAGTAGTAGCATCAGAGCCTGTTACGGTAAAGCTGGTAATAGCGCTACCACCATCTGCTGCTGCTGAGAAAGCAATTGAGTTTTGGTTAACTCCAGCTGTTGGGGTTGGTGCAGACATTTGTGCAGGAACTGTTGTTGCTGTAATAGAAGCTGATGCTGCAGATGCCTGAGAAGTTCCAGCAGCGTTAGTCGCTGTTACGGTAAATGTGTAGGCTGTGGCAGACTGCAACCCTTCAACTGTAATCGGAGAAGATGCACCAGTTCCTGTATATCCGCCAGGTGATGAGGTTACAGTAAATGAAGTAGCGGCAGGGGATAGTGCTGGTAAAGAAAACGTAACTGTGGCGGCACCATTGTTAAATGCTCTGCCTGTTCCAACATTTGAAGCAGATACGCCTGTTGGCGCTAATGGCTCTAGAAAGTCATTAGATGCAGCAGAACGTTTACCCGTCTTCTTAGCCATTTATAATTCCCTATTACGCTGTCAGATCGCCATAAACAACCCAGGTGTTTTCTGCTCTTTTGAAAAGAGTTGCAGTTGACCACTGTGTTCTAAGTTTTAATCCTGGTGTTGAGTTTATGGTTACTCCACCAGACCCTGCAATTGTTACTTGGCCTGTTGAGGTTTGAAGGATATCAATTGAGGTTCCGACTGGAAAGGCTACTGCTGAGTTTAATGGAATAGTGATTGTTGTACCGCTTGCGCTAGAAACTTCAATTAAAGTATCTCTCTCAGTTAATGCTGAGAGAGTGTAGGACGCTGTCTTTTGAATAATTGGGGTACGTGACGGAACACCCTCTACGGTTTGAGTTCCGTCTGTAAATGCAATTCCTGAAGCAGAGGCTGTAATTAAACCTGATGCTGTAAGTGCTGCTACGTTATTTGTACCAGTGAATGTTGGCGATGCAAGTGGTGCAAATCCTGCAATGCTTGCGCCTGAAGGAATTGTTACTGTACCAGTAAAAGTTGGTGATGCTATTGGTGCTTTTAGTCCAATTGCAGTTGTTAGTGTTGTAGATAGGTTTGCATCATTTCCAAGCGCTGTTGCAATTTCTCCAAGAGTATCAAGAGTTGCTCCTGCACTATTAACAAGTGCTGCAACTTCTGCACGAACATAAGCAGTAGTTGCAATCTGTGTTGTGTTAGTTGCTGCTGCTGCTGTTGGAGCAGTTGGTACACCAGTAAGTGCTGGTGAAGCAAGTGGGGCCTTGAGAGCAACATTTGCTACTGTTTCTTTAAGGTCAAGCGCTGTTTGCTGAGCAGTTGATACTGGCTTATTTGCATCTGTTGTGTCATCAACGTTTCCAAGACCAACCATAGACTTGGTAATTCCAGAAACTGTTCCCGTAAATGTAGGGCCTGAAAGGTTGGCTTTTAAATCAAGAGCGGTTTGTTGCGCTGTTGATACAGGCTTGCTTGCGTCTGCTGTGTTATCTACGTTACCTAGGCCTACATCTGATTTAACTAACCCAAGTGGAGTGGTAATTGTTTTATTTGTAAGAGTCTGGGACGCAGTTGTTGTTACAAGGAGACTGGTATCTGTGATCCCATGAACAGCTGTTGTGTCTGAGGTGTGTGTAGAAACAGCACTATCAGTATATGCCTTTGTTGCAAGCTCTGCTGTATCTGTAATACCGTGTACAGAAGTTGTATCCGAAGAGTGTGTTGAAACTGCACCATCAGCATAGGTCTTAGTTGCTACCGTTGAATCAATATCAAGAGTAATAGTATTAGCTTCGTCATCATAAACTTTATCAAGTCCTACACCAGCAACAACTGCTGTATTTACGGCATCCTGTGCTAACTCTGCAATTGCAGAAATACTTGCCTTAAGATCAAGCGCTGTTTGTGTAGCAGTTGATACTGGTTTGTTTAAATCTGAAGTATTGTCTACGTTGCCAAGACCAACGTCATTCTTTGTTAGTCCTGCTGGAGTGGTAATAGTCTTGTTACTTAGAGTTTGTGTGCCAGTTGTTGTTACAAGGAGGCTGGTATCTGCTATTCCATGTACGGATAGTGTATCTGCTTCGTGAGTACCAAGTGATGTAGAGACTGCGTTAGCGGCTGCTGTATCAGCATATGATTTAGTTGCAAGGTCTGCGGTATCGGCAATTCCGTGCACACTTGTTGTGTCATTGCTGTGTGTTGTAATATCTGTAGTTGTTGCTAAAAGAGAAGTATTTGCAATTCCGTGCACATCGGTTGTATCTGAAGAATGGGTAGAAACTGCAGTGTCAGCATAAGTTTTTGTAGCAAGGTTTGCTGTATCTGCAATTCCATGCACATCGGTTGTATCTGAGCTGTGTGTGTTTACAGACGTGTCCGCATATGATTTTGTAGCAAGCTCTGCGGTATCTGCTATTCCATGTACAGAGGTTGTATCTGCAGTGTGTGTCCCCAATTCACTGGCTACATGTTCTTGTGTAGCAAGTGTTCCTGTTGAATTTGGAAGAGTTAAGGTTCTATCTGCTGTAGGATCTGCTACCGCTAATGTGGTTTCAAAACCATCTGCTGTAGCACCTTCAAAGATAAGAGCGACACCAGTGTCAAAGGCAACTGAGCCAGTAAAGGTTGGTGAAGCAAGAGGTGCCTTTAACTCAAGTGCTGTTTGTGTTGCTTTTAAATCAAGCGCCGTTTGTGTTGCAGTAGAGATTGGCTTATTAGCATCTGAGGTGTTGTCTACATTTCCTAACCCAACCATAGACTTAGTTACACCAGAAACTAGGCCTGTAAATGTAGGGGAAGCAAGTGGGGCTTTTAGAGCAAGGCTATTTGTTACTGATCCCGCAAAGTTAGCATCATCACCAAGTGCTGCTGCAAGCTCGTCAAGAGTATTAAGTGCTCCAGGTGCTGAATCAATAACGCTGTTTACTGCTGCAGTAACAAAAGCAGTTGTTGCAACCTGAGTAGTATTTGTGCCAGAAGTAGCGGTTGGTGCTGCAGGTACTCCTGTGAATGTTGGGTTAGCAATTGGCGCGTAAGTGCTTGCTGCAGCTGCTGGAGTTAAGTTGATATAAGGTAGAGAAGCCCAAACTGTAAGTCCGTCTCCAACTTTAAGCTTCTTAGTGTCAGTCTCTAAACCAACTTCAGCCTCAAGAAGAATTGGGTTTGACGCGGTCCACTCAGCCGCAGTTCCCCTGCGTATTAGAATATTAACTGCCATTACGAAACTCCTCCGTCATAAGATCCTGTATAAGAGCCTGTAAGTGTAGAAGGATAACCGCCGTCTAGATTCGGTGTTCCACCGTAGAAAGAAGCTGGTCTTCCACCATCTACTTGAAGTTGACCTGCGCCACCAGTACCGACAATGTCAATCCAAAGTGTTCCATCATATATTCTTAACTTTAATGTTGTAGTATCAAAGTATAAGTCACCTGCTCGTTGACCAACAGGCTCGCTGCCTTTAGCCAGTACGTTTAAGGGTACTAATGCTTTTGTACTCATTTATGTTATCCGATTATAACTACTCTGTAGGCGTTAGATGTTGGTGCAGATGCAAACCCTAGTGTTACAGTAGAAGTTGTAGCGCGTACATTATCTACTAGGACCTCTTCGCCAGTAGCGACTTCATAAACTTGAACATGAACATCTAGTGTTCCTAGGTTGTGGGTCACTGTGTATGAGGTTGCTGAGGTAGAAAGTGTCTGTGAGTACTTTCTAGCTACTACTGTGGCGTCAACAGAGATGGTGTTAGTGCCCACGGTAATACCGTTACCAGCACCAATTGCAAATCCGTTAGCATCTGTTGCAGCACCTGAGTTGGTAGCAAGCTTGATTGCTCCGCCGCTAGAATCTGTCTGTAAACCACCTGTTGTAGATGGGGCAAATGTGAAGTTAGTTCCTGTAAGGAGTACGCCATTAGAAGATGTGAATGTTCCAGCGCCTGAGAACTGTGAAAAAGTAAGAGCAGTAGTTCCTAGTGTAATAGGGTTGTCAGTTGTTAATACCCAACCGCTATTTCCGTTTACAGTTCCTTGTTCTACGAATGTAAACATTCCCGAAGTAACGTCTGCGTTAGAGTTTGCGTCCAAAGCACGGTCTGGGGCTCCAGAGGCTTTAACTACATAGATACCATTTTCAGAACCAGTTGATTGATGCTTAACAAGGATGCGGTCACCAGTAGCAAGAGTTACTCCATCAAGAGTATCTCCATTTTCAAGGCCTGTAGATAAATTTACTGCTGCAGTAGTTGCTGCACGAACAGAGGCCTTAACATCAAGGCCCTGGGCAACAGAGTCTACGTAGTTCTTAGTTGCAGCATCTTGTGCGCTAACTGGGTCGGCTACGTTTGTAATTAACTGGCTGTTCATTGTAAACGAGCTAGTTGGTGCGGTTAAATCTGTTACCTTATTTGTGGTAAGGATTACGGTACCTGATAAGTCAGGAAGAGTAATTGTGCGGTCAGCTGTTGGGTCAGTTACAGTAAGAGTTGTCTCGTTAGTATCTGCTGTAGAGCCTTCAAATACTATTGAGCTATCTGTAATAGCTAGGCCAGAAACAAGTGGAGAAGTAATTGTTTTATTTGTAAGAGTATCTGTTGTGTCTTGACCTACAAGGGTTGTAGTTAGGTCAGGAAGAGTAACTGTGCGGTCTGCCGTTGGGTCACCAGAGGTAAGGGTGAGCTCAAATGAGTTAGGGGTTGCGCCTTCAAATACAAGGTTGACACCTGTGTCAAGTGTTACGGTTCCCGTAAAGGTCGGGTTGTTAGAAGGAGACTTAGTATCAATCTGAGTCTGGATAGCAGAGGTTACGCCATCCACATAGTTAAGCTCTGTAGTGGTAAGTGTTGCGCCATCAAGGATGTTAATTTCTGCGGCGTCAGCGGTAACACCGTTAAGTCCAACAGCTTCCCAAATGGTTCCGTTGTAAACACGCATTTCATTGGAAGCAGTGTTGTAGTAAACCTGACCTGTTACAGGACTTGACGGGTCAGTTGCTAAGTTTTGAATACGAGCATTTTGCAACTCGTTTTTAGTTAAATCTAGTGACGTTAAATACTTACGTGCCATTTATCTCATCTCCTTAAGACAGATACGCTTTGCCGCTGAATGCGCCAGTAAAAGTTATCGTAAGGGAGTTTGTGTTCGTGTAGGCTATTTCACCTTCAACGATTGATCCACCCGAGTCCTGAACGGTTACGTTTGGGTGCCATCCAAGATTGTGCGTTACTACCCACACAGCCAAGGATGTTCCCTGGGTATGAGTATATGCGAGAGCTTGACTTCCAGGTCCCCCAACTATTACTGGATTTATTCCAGAGATACTTCCTGGAGCTGGAGCAGAAATAAGAACAACGTCTGGATTTGTCCCTGCGGACTCACTTGGGCGAACGTATTGAATCATTGAGTCACCTGCGCAGTTACGAAGATTTTTCCAGTAACGTAGGTATGTACCAACCCATTTGAGTCAGTTAGCTGTACGTCATAATAGCAGACTCCAGGAAGCTTCTTTGTTTGTGTAGAAGTTAAGTCTAGCTGCAGTGTGCGTAACCCAGTCCCATCTACGGCTCCTACATTGGGGTAGGAGGTTGTAAAAGATGCAAGTAAGATTGGGCTATTTGGAGCAGGACGAATCTCTGATTTAGCAACATAGCCGTTGACCTCAAACCCAAACTGAATCTGTACTGAGTAGCTGTCTCCAGTGTAGACATACAAATCTTGAGTAAACGCAGAGGTTAGTTTCTTTATACCACCGTAAGTAGGTATCGGTATGTAGACGCGTTCCTTAGGTTCCTTGTCATCAATCTCTTGAGGTACGTAGATTGGGACGTAGTGGTTTGTTGTCTTAGAGATACGACGTAGACTGAATACATCAATCTTGTAAAGACCAATACCAAGCTGTGAACAGAGCTCTTTGTATTGATTCTTACGTACTTCAATCATCTGCATCAACTGACGGTAGCGTTCAGAACGAGGAATCTGAACTCCGTCAGGAGCGGTAATGTCAATGTCAAAAGAAGCATCAGTAGCTAAGGTGTAAAGAGCTAAGGTAGAAGCATAAACAAGTATTGGGTACTCTTCTAAGGTAGGCAGAGTTGAGATAGCAACAGAACGACCATAAGAGTCGTTGTGATTTGCGGTGTGCTGTTGAAAAGCTGTAGTAACAAACTGCTCAATTTCAGCGCTGGTAAAGTAGCGATAGTAATTTCCAGCAACAACAATCAACCGACCTGACAAAGGAGCGGTGTCAAAAACAATGTATCCAGTTGCTTCTTCAACTTCTACGGTTGTAGAAACGTCTACGCCATTAACGGTAACAATTAAGTTAAGGCCATCAAGAGGGGAGTACGGAACTAAGTAGCGAGTTGACGTTCCATCAGCTGTTACTTGGAAAACAAACGATTTAGGGAAGTCACCAAGCTCGGACCGTAATCGTCCTGCCAAGCTTGTAAGAATAGCCACGTAACCTCCAAAAGCTGTATGAAGCAATCATCTCAAAAATAATGCAATAAAAAAGGTCCAACCCCCAACTGGGAGGAGGGCGGGAACCAGTTGAGGGTCGGACTACTTTTTGGAGGCTTAGTTAGGCCGCCAAATATATCCGAGCTCTTCTAGGTAGTTCGCAAGATGACCAGAGACGCGGTACTTCACACCAGCTTTAAAGCTGTAGTGGTTTCCTACTCCGTATGTCATCTCGTCAATATCTGTAATTGTGCGAATGATGACTGAGTCATTCGCTGTTGTAACTCCGATGTTCTCAATGTCATCTAGGACAAGTGGAGCATCTGGTTTCTTTGGGTCAAAGACATTATTCTCTAAGTTCTCTGCCTCAACTTGTGCCGCAATTGAAATTTCATCTTTGCGTTCTTGTAATGCTTTTGCGTTTTTCTTCGCTGCAGTTTCTGCTGCGCGTCCTGTTGCATCTAACGGACTTGTTGGTGTGTTTGCCACGGTGTATTTCTCCTATGTTAGTTGTTGATTAATGATGGCTGGGGACCCAGGAAGGAGTAGGGTCCCCAGACATCGGTAAAGCGAGTCTTAGTTTGTGTAAACCTTGACGATAGCCTGGTCGGTGATAACACCAAGACCCCAGATTGCGTACCATGCAAGAGCGTGCTCACGACCGAAGTCAAGAACGCCACCGTCACGTAGTTCAACTGGAAGGCTGATTGCGTGACCAAATGCGTTGTCACCAATCATGATTGATTCGTAAACATCTGCTGAGTTACCTGTAGCTGAAGTTAGGTAACCCTTTTCAGCTGTGTAATCTGCAGACTCTGGGTTTCCACCTGAGCCTGGAGCAGTGTTAGAAGAAACAGGAATGCTACCTGCTGATGCTGGTGCACCAACAAGTGATGAAGTGGTGTATGTACCACCAGCAGCAAGCTTCTTAATCTGTGTTGTTTCAATGAAAACTACGTCGTATAGACGACCGATTTCACCGAGCATGAAGTTACCTGGAGCAGCGTACTTTGTGACTTCAATGAACTCTGGGTTAGAGCGAAGGTCACGAGACTGCTTTGGGTGTACGAACTGTACGTATGTCTCACCTAAGCGAGGGATGTTCTTACCAGCAAGGGTAAGAGCTGCATCCTTGATTGCGCCTGTTGTTAGCTTGTGGTTTCCATCAAGCTGTGAGATTGCTGTTGCAGCTGTGCCTTCATCGTAGTTAGTGAAAGCGCCACCTGTGATGCCTGAGCGGTCATAACCAAATACTGCAGAAGTTGCTGCAGAAAGTGTGTTACGTGCTTGTACATCTAGGTACTGTGCCATGTGACGACCAAGAAGACGTGAGGCTGAAGCCATTACGTCATCAAATGATGCATTCAAAAGTAGTTCAGAAACTGCTACTGCGTAGCCGTGTTCTGCAACTGTGATTGCAATCTGCTCTGCTGTGAGAGCGTTTGTTGTCATACGGACACCTTCAGTAAGAGGTGATGGGTCTACTGCGAAGTTCTTGTAACGAAGGAAGTTCACGCGAAGACCAGGTGCTACACCTAGTTCAGTCTTCTTTACTGCAAACTGTTCAAAACGAAGAATTGGCATTGCCTGGAACAAAATTTCTTTTGACCAGATTGTTTGAATTGCTTGGTTCAAAGATGAGTTTGAACCAGAGTAAGCTGTTGGAGCACTCGCTAGTTGCGAGGAGCCTGTAATTGCACTTGCCATTTAGGTCAAGTCCTTTCAGTAGTTGGTTGGTGGGGGATTAACCGAACAGTCCCTGACCACGGTTGCTGGCTGCAGTGCCAAGAAGCTTGGCTCTTTGTTTCGCATAATCTGCCAATGACATATCCCTGATTGAATCAGGCGTGTACGAATTGTTTTCCGAATTGTTATCCAGGGGTCCTGATGCAGGCGCTGTAACTCGTGCGCCTACCATTTGTTGCTTTGCAGATTGCATGGCTGCTTGAGCAGACTGCAAAATACTTTGTGACTTCTCACGCAATAGCGTGATACTAGCCTCAACCTCATCTTGCGTATTACCGTTAACAAGGTCAATGAGTTCAGGAACAATGTTGTCACGTTCCTGCTCTACACGAGTTGCACGATAATTTGTAAGTTGGTTGAGCTCTTGTTCTTTATGCAGAAGAGCAAAAGCTTTTTCTCTTTCAAGACGTTCATTGTCTAATTGAACAATGAATTCTTGCTCCTTCTTAGCGAGGAGTTCCTTGGCAGAAAGTTCTTCTTCTTCCCTGGACTTTTTAGCTTGTTCTTCTAGCTCACGTACTGACTGCTCGTGAGCAGCTTTACGTGCGACCTCGTCTTCTTGTGCTTTCTTCAAAGCCTCAAGTTCCTTAGCCATCTTTTCCATTTGAGGATACAGCTTAGACTTTTCCTGCGCACGAGCCTTTGCAAGGTCATCTGCAGTAAAAACCTGGTCCACTGGTTCACTCACTTCTTGAGCTACAACTGCTGCTGCAGTTGCTGCTTCAAATACTTCTTGATTATCGGCCATTATTAATCACCTGTTTTTCTTATGTCGTTGTCCGTATGCCTTGCGGCGTATCACATTGGGGTTTAACAAGACAATTTCATACCATTTAGGATAAAAAATCTCGTTATATTGCTATTTATTTTTTTACTTGTCTACTGCTCTCCTCTGAGGAATTTTAGTTCCGTAGGCTTCAGTGACAAGTCTCTCTCTAATTGCAGCTTCTTGGCTCTTTTCAATGCCCATCATTTGCTGCTGAGTTGGGTCGTTAATAGCGTCCTCACTTGGAGGACCCTCAATGCCATCTCCCATTAAGTCTCCGTCACCAAGTTCGGTAGGTTGCATAGGGATAGCAGAGTTTCCATCAGGTCCTGGCATCATGCCAGTCATATCCATAATTGCTTTCTGGATTTGAATCTTCACTAGTTGCAAAGCTCCATCCGCACCAGCATCGGAGATGAGTTCTTGACGAATCTCTTGTAGTTTCTCTTCTGGGAATTCCTCGCCAAGTGTACGTAAAGCACCTTCTTTAGACTCTAGACCCATACCAATCTTGGTTTGAATCTCATTCAAGATAATCAACTTATCAAGAGGAAGAGGTTGAGGGAACTGAACAGAGTTTTGGAAAGTAATTGGGTCTGTAAAATCAAGTTGTGTTAACTGACCTTCTTTGATTGGGCCGTCTTCATCGGGGTTGTACATAAACTGCATTGGCTCTTTTAGAGCAAGAGTGCGAAGGGCAAGCTCGTTAATCTTCTCAATACCTATACCGTACTGAGCAACCTTTTGTGAGTAACGGTTCATCAATGGCTGGTACTGAATAGAGAGTGCAACACCAGAGGTATTAGAAATAGGCTGAACTTGACCCAGTGCGGTTTCTGGGATGTTCATTAGTTCGTGCATTGAGCGCTTTAGAAGTTCTAGGTACTTCAAGGCTCCGTCAATACCTTGTGCACCGCCTTCTAGGTTGAAGACCTGAGCATCTTTTGGAAGACCGCCCCAAACCTTCTTTGCTCCTTTTTCTAAGTTAGAAGCTTTAGCACCAACAATAACTGTCACAGGAGAAGCGTGATAGTTAATGATGTCTGCTACGTCAGTTGATATCTCGTTGTAAGCGCGGTTTATTGTGATGATGTCGTGTGCGTCTGGGAGACCCCAAGGTGAACCAGAAACTGGAACGTTAGGTATATGTACAACAGGAACTAACCCAAGTGGATTAGGACGAGAGTCAATTAACTCGTCATTGATGTACTCTTCAATTGTGTCATCTGTAAGAATCTCAGTGTAAGTAAATACTTGACGTGTTCCTTCAAGGGATGTTCCCCAGAAACGATACTTCTGCTTAAAACGCAGTAGACGAGTACGGTCGTGCGGGTGGAATTCAGGGAAAGCAAAAGAAGAGTTAAGAGGAAGAAGACGAACTTTACCTGGGTGGTTTCCT